ACTAAATCTGGCGATCGTATTACATTAACCAAGGGTTTAACACAAACTGGACATGCCCTACAAGGCGTTCAGGCTACCGGGGCTGTTGCTGTTGGTGGGGGTAAAAATACCGGCGTAGCGCATTCTGGCTGGGTTTTACGTAGTGTTGGAACGGGTAATAGGGCTGGACGTGTTCAAACAGAAGTATTAGTTGCCATGGGAACAATTGCTAGTGATGGTTCTGACGATACTATATATCCTGATACCTAATAATTAATCATAAGGATATAGTATGCCAAAAATTACGGAATTATCTACAGCAAATTCAGTATTAAATTCTGATTATTTAGTAATGGTTACTAATCCTGATACTTTGGCGGTCACAAAAAAAGTGACCGTCAATAATTTTTTTAGTAATGTAGATATATTGACAGTTAATAATTTTATCATTACAAATAATACTACACCAAGCAATAGTAGTATTACTATTACTAAAGGTAAAATGTTTTATGATGCTAATTATCTTTACTTATCAACAGCAAATAATACATTACGAAGAATTTCTCTAACCGCATTTTAATAGAGATAATTATGAATAATAATTTACACAATGAAATATTAACCAATGATAATTATCTATTATATGCAGCAAGAAATTATGAAAATATTAATTCTATGGGAACTAAAGAGTTCTATGAAGATTTAGAGCGAATAATTTATATTAAACGAATTTTTAATAAATATTTAAGAACTGAAGAATTGCAATACAGATTAATATTAAATCATTTAACTGTGTTGTATAACGTATTCAATAAAACGGCACTCAATAGAATATTGTTTCTAAAATTAGATAAATACCATACAATCCTAAAACCATTTTTAGTGATGTTAAACACACTACCGGAAGTTATAATTAATATAAATAATAATAATAATAATATTTATATTAATGATATAGAAATGGATGAAGGAGTAATTAGGGTTCTTAGGACGATTAAAAGATGAATAATAGTAGATCAGTAGAAAATACATTAAGAGTAAATGGAATCATTAAAAATCCACTTTATAATGATAGAATAGATTTAAATAATGTCTATTCATATGAATTATTAAGTAGATTATTAGTCCCATTTAAAGATTGGCCAGCGTATCAATGCAAAATTATTGATGAAAATGGAAATATCTTAATTTCTAGAAAACATATGGATAGAAATCATTTAAAGTATTTTACTCAATTTGACATGATTGTATTAAAAATTAAAAAATCTCTAGAGAAAAATAATTCAGAAATGTTCATGAATAAAAATTTACCTTTACATACTAAAACATCTTTATTAGTTCAAGAATCTGAAGTTCCTGTAAATGTTACTGGTCCTGCTATAGCAGGAAAAGATATGCTTCTATCTGTTTCTTTATTATCTCGTATAAAAAATAGGAAAATAAAGAAAAAGGATAAGGATAAGGAAGATGGACGAATTACTACGAGCGGCTAAAAATATATTAGGAACGGTAGCTCCAACTATCGCCACGGCATTAGGTGGCCCACTAGCTGGAATGGCTGTGAGATCATTAGCCGGAGTATTAGGATTAAGTGAAGATACTCCCGAAGACAAAGTATATGAAGAAATCGCTAAGGCTAATCCAGAAACTTTATTAAAACTAAAAGAATTAGAAACTAATTTCAAATTGCAAATGAAACAATTGGAAATTGATGTTATTTCTCTAGATACTAATGATAGAAGTAATGCTAGAAGCAGAGAAATAAATACTCAGGATAATACTAATAAATATTTAGCATATTTTATATTAATAGTATATGCCTTTATCCAAATATGGTTAGTAGTATCAGGACAAACACTACCTGCTGAGATGCGGGAAATTATTATGAGAACGTTAGGGACTTTGGATGCTATTATAGGGGTTATTTTTAGTTATTATTTTGGATCAAGTAATGGATCATTTATGAAAACGAAACAAATAGATGTTCTAATAGGGGATAACAAATAATGGAAACGGAAATTCCTAATAATTTAAATACCCGCCTAGCTATCATTGAAAAGGAGCAGGCACAATTGGTAGGATTTTTCACTAGATTAGAAAATACTATGGATAGACTTTCTTTAGTATTGGCATCACTAAAAGAAACTATTGTTATGCATGATTTTAAATTAGTAAATCAAGAAAAATTAGAAATCCATGACAATGAAAATGTTAAAGAAATTGCAAAAAGAGTAACTAGCTTAGAACAATTTAAATGGTATGCTACAGGTATTTTAGCGGTATTGATGTTTATCATGCCTTTAGTATATAAATTTCTACTAAAACTATAGTTGTTGACAGATTAACCGGCATACGATATAATACTCTCTCCTTATAGTTCAATTGGGAGAGAGTATGAGTATATGGTTAGATAAAAAATATGTAAATTTAAATAGTTCGGCATTAAGAAATTTTAGATGGAAATCTAATAATCTAGCTAATTGTTCATGTCCAATATGTGGAGATAGTTCTAGAAATAAATTGAAAGCTCGTTGCTATTTCTACAGCAAGGACTCGGGATATTATCTCTATTGTCATAATTGTAACGCAAGTATGTCTTTTAAGAATTTTCTTAAGAGTTATAATCCAACATTATATGATGAATACTGTAAAGATTTATTTCTGGAAATTACAACAGAAAATCATAGAAATAAATCTGATGACCCAAAGATAGAAATGGATAAACCCAAATTTCTTAATATGGATTCAGTAATGAATGGTATTAAGAAAATATCACAATTGAAACATAATCATATTGCAAAAATATATGTGGAATCTAGAAAAATTCCCTCAGTTTATCATCATAAATTGTATTATGCTCCGAAATTCAAAGAATGGGTTAATACTATAATTCCAGAAAAATTTGAATTGAATATGGACGAACCTAGATTGATTATACCATTCTTCAATAAAGAGAAGAAAGTATATGTGATCCAGGGTAGAGCATTACGGGATAAAACTGAACCAAAATACATCGCCATTACATTAGATAATACATTACCTAAAATTTATGGTTTAGATACTGTAAACTTTAATAAAGAATATTATATAATGGAAGGACCATTTGACTCTATGTTTATTAACAATTCGATAGCCATGGGTGGATCAGATTTTACCTTTAATGAGGGAATATTGACTAATTTATTTTCCAGGGCAATTGTAGTGTATGATAATGAACCACGTAATAAAGAGATTGTCCATAAAATAGAGAATTGTATTAAACGTGGTGTAAAAGTGGTAATCTGGCCCGATGATTTACACTATAAAGACATAAATGATATGATAATGAGTGGTATGAGTGAGAGTGATATTAAAATGATAATTAAAGCTAATACTCATTCTGATTTAAATGGATTATTGCGGTTAAAATATTGGAGAAAATGTTAATGATATCACCTACAAATAAAATAAAATTATTAAATTTTAGAAATATTCTTATGAATCTTAGTGAAGAAGTGTATATTCAAATAAAATTTGAATATAATGACCAAATAACTAGAAATATAATTATTGATAGTTATATTAATTTAATGAATTCATTGAAAATTGAAAAATATCAAATTATTTGTAATGAATCTAATAATCAACCAAATGTTGTTGATGATGGTGGGGTAATAATAGATATAATTTTATATATATTAGGCAATGAGTTTAAATATAAAATCGAATTTAATAATGGAATTATAGTATATGGAGAAAATATTTACTTTATTGACCATGGAGATTTACCTATATCTAAAGTTAAACAATACGTTAATGATATGATGATGGATAAGAATCCAGTTGATGAAATCTAGAACATACTTATATAATGAATTAGGTGAAGACCATCCTCTAGAAATCACCAGAGAAGAAATATTAAAAAATTATTGGCCCTGGTGGAGTAAAAAAATGATAGAAAAATTCGGTCCCGATCATGAATGGATCACAGAAGATATATGTATAGATGATTGGGTTGTTGTAAATTGGGCATGGGAGAAACCAGAAAGTAATGGATAAAAAATATAAAGATTATAGTGATTATGTGTCAATAGAATTAATCGCAATGACAGAACCACTAAAAATCAATCCTCTAACAAATTGTCGATTGACACCAGAGGAATTTCTAGCATATACTGCTAGAGTATCGAATCCATCAAACCAAATGAATACATTAACTAGCGGAAAATTGTTAAATTATTGTATTAAAAATAAACATTGGTCAGTATTTGAGATTGTATCATTATGTTTTGAAATTAATACAACAAGAGATATCGGAAGACAAATTATCCGACATAAATCTTTTTCGATTCAAGAGTTTAGCGGAAGATATTCTGATCCAACAAAAGAATTAGGATTTGTTTCCAGAGAGGCAAGATTACAAGATAATAAAAATAGACAAAATTCAATTGAAATTGTTGATGATAACGATCCTATTAATGAGGAATGGTATAAAATTCAAGTAGAAGTAATTGAATTTGCTGAATCAAAATATAATAGAGCAATTGAATTGGGTATTGCAAAAGAAAATGCTAGAAGTGTATTACCAGAAGGTAATCTAATGACTAGAATGTATTTTAGTGGAACATTGAGATCGTTTATTCATTATACTGATATTCGTAGTGAAATGGCTTCCCAGAAAGAACATAGAATTATTTCTGATTTAATGAAAAAAGAAATAAAGAAACATTTTTCCTTTATTCAGTAATAATAGATACTCTACCATAAAAATAGTAATAGGAAAATAGATGATTAAAATTGATAAAACTCGTGATAATTTATTTGATGAATTGGGAATTACTAGACTTAAAGAATCATATATGCGACCCGAGGAAACCTCACCCCAGGAACGATTTGCATACGTTTCCCAAAAGTTCGGTAGTAATCCAGAACATGCACAAAGATTATATGATTATTCATCTAAACATTGGTTATCATATGCAACACCAGTTCTATCATACGGAAGAGCGAAGAATGGACTTCCGATTTCCTGCTATCTGCCCTATTTACACGATAGTAAAGAAGGGTTAGTAGATACATTATCAGAAACCAATTGGCTATCCATGTTAGGTGGTGGTGTTGGGATTGGTTTTGATATTAGATCAGCAGATGAATTATCTGTAGGTATTATGCCACATCTTAAAATTTATGATGCTGCAACATTAGCATATAAACAAGGCACAAGTAGACGTGGATCATTTGCCACATATTTAAATATTGATCATCCTGATATCGAAATGTTTATTGATATGCGTAAAGCAACAGGCGATCCCCGAATGCGGGCACCAAATATCCATCATGGCATTAATATTACTGATGATTTTATGAAAATTATTGAAAATTGTATGAAATATGAAAATTATGATGATTCCTGGCAATTGAGGGACCCTAATGGAAAAGTAAAAAATACTATTTCTGCTAGACAATTATGGCAGAAAATTATGACTACTAGAATTGATACTGGCGAACCATATCTTCATTTTATTGATACTGCTAATAGAGGTTTACCATATTGGTTAAAAGATAGAGGATTGAAAATTCAACAGTCGAATCTTTGTAGCGAAATAGAATTGCCCACTAATAAAGATAGAACAGCAGTATGTTGTCTATCATCAGTAGGATTAGAATATTTTGATGAATGGAAAGATAATGAATTATTCATTTCTGATATTATGGAAATGTTAGATAACGTATTACAGACATTCATTGATGATGCACCACAGGCAATTTCT